CGAGAGGTCGGTCAGCATCGGGGCCAGTGCTTCGCCGATCGCTCCGGCCGCCTGCATAATGGCCTGCTTGGCCTGGTCGAGCTTGTGGCCCAGCGTGGCCGTGTTCTTGTTGAAGGCGACCGTCGCGGCGCCGCCGCGGGCCTGCATGGCGGCCAGGTCCTCGGTCAACTCGCCGATGTGGGCCAATGCCGGGATCGCCCCGCGCAGGGCGCGTATGTCCGGGAAGAGCTTGGCGATCGCGTCGGGCGGCAGGCTGGCGATCCGCTGGAAGACGCCGGTTAGGCCCTCGGCCTTCAGCGTGGCGCTCGAAAGCTCGAAGCCCAGCGAGGCGGCGTAGACCTGCGCCTCGGCCGCCGGCTTCAAGAACTGGCTGATGACCTGGTTGACGGCCGTGATCGCGTTGTCGGTCCGCACGCCGTTGCGGGTCAACAGGGCGAGCATCGCGCCCAGCTCGTCGAGGTTCACGCCGGCGGCGGACGCGGTGGAGGTGACCAGGCCGATCTGCGGCGCCAGCTCGGCGAAGGTCGTCTTGCCCCGCTTGACGACGGTAAACAAGAAGTCCGAGACGTCGCCGGCCTGTTCGGCCGACATGCCGTAGCTGTTGAGGATCGTGGTGATGGCGTCGGCCGCCACGCCGGTGTCGGTCAGGCCGGCCTTGGCCGCCCGGGCGGAGACCTCCAGCACGTACATCGCCTTCTCCGGCGCCACCGAGGCGGAGAGGATGTCGTAAAGCCCCTTGGCCAGCGTCCCGGTCGACTCCCCCATCTCGACCGACAGCTTGCGGACGCCCGCGCTAAAGCGGTCCATGTGTGCCTGCGGCTGGTCGAGCATCGTCGAGACGTTGGCCATCGCCTGCTCGAAGTCGACGAAGACTTTCGTCCCGCCGACTAGCGGCGCGGCCATCGCCGCCCCCACGGCCAGCAGCCGCGAGCCCAACTGGCTGGCCCCCGCGGCAAAGGATTTCAATCTCCGCTCGGCGGCCACCAGGCCTTTTTGCAGGCGCTCGTCCTTGAGGAAGATCTCGACGAAGGCCCGGCCGGCTCGGATTGCTGAGGAAGAAGACATGGGTGAGGGGGTGAGGGGGTGAGGGGGTGAGGGGGTGACTGCGATTGTCACCTCTTCACCCAGTCACCCCGTCATCTTGTCAGGTCCCAGGAAACTTGTGATTGAAAAGTTCGCCGACTTCGGCCATGGTCATCCGTGCTTCGGGCTCTCTCCTGGGTTTGCTCAGCCAGGGGCAAAGGTCTTCGAGCTGGATGCAGTGGGTGTTGTCGGTGCAGTGGGCGTTGTGGATGGCGACGCAGATCGTGGCCGCCCGCTCCATTTCCGCCCGGCTGCGGATCCGCGTCATGCGGACGAGTCGGCGGAGGGTGAAGGGGCCGGGGTCCAGTCCGAGGACGGCCCCGAGCTCGTCGGCGGCTCGGAGAATGGATCCGATTCCTCCAGGATCTTCTTCAGCAGCCGCTCCATCCGGTCGCTCTTCAGGTCCCGCGTCGCCGCATCGATCGCCAGGTCCTCCATTCGATTCCGCTTCTGTATCCACAGCTTCAGCGCAGATCTCTTCTGGGTCGGGAAAAAATCCGCCAAGGCCACCTCCAAGGCCTCGAGCGCGCCGCCCGGTCCGGCCAGCGCGTCGCCGCTCAGGTGGCCGAACTCCTCGGGGGTCACGCCGCGCTGGTGGGCCTGCTCGGCGCAGAGGACCCACAGCAGCTCGCCCAACAGCAGCGGGTCGCCGGCCAACCGGTCCAGCAGGTCGCCGGAGAAGATCTGCACCAGGTTCAGATCCAGCTCGTTGCGAACCCGCTTCAGCACCGTGATCGAGATCTCGATGCCCCAATTGCGTTTCTTGTTGTCCGTGAAAGTTGCCATGCCTTTTCCTATGCACTTCCGTGCACGTGCGAGATTTGGATTCGGAGTTCGGGACTCGGGGTGAGAATTTCTAGCCCCTAGCCCCCAACCCCTAACCCCCAGCTTGTTTACGCCGCCTCGCCGATCAAAATGACGTCGTAGAGGGCCTCGTCGACGCCGTCGAGGTTCTCGACCTTGAGCTTGTCGGTGTTGCCGGTGTAGTCGACGACGACCGCCCAGCCGTCGGCGTTCTTGCAGCCGACGGCGAAGAAGCCGCCGGCCGGAATGCCGATGGCGTCGCCGGCGGCCTGGAAGGGGCCCAAGAACTCGTCGGCCGCGGCGCCGCCGACGGCGACCTCGGCGTCGGTCGCCGTGTGGGCACCCAGCGCTTCGTCGGAGCGGTTGAAGACGATGATCACCTTGACCTTCTCGAAGGTGATCGTCCCGCCCAGCGGGTTGACCAACGGGCCGGCCAGATCGAGTTCCTCGCTGGCGCCGGCGGCCAATGTCCGCCGGTCGTGGAAGATCTGGTCGGCCTTCGCCGCGCCGCTGCCGAAGGCGAAGGCGAGGGCCTTGGAAACGGAGATCGAGTCTTGCGGGGTGGTCAGGTCCAGCGCCTTTTGGATGGCGCCGGAGAGCGAAACCGCCGCGGTCAGCGTCAGGCCGGTCAAGTCGGTGGCCATAAGGTCGTTCCTCGGGGAGAAATGTTTGGTGGTGGCTTGCGCCCTCGCGGGGCAAAGGATGAAGGATGAAGGATGAAGGATGAAAAAGGAAACAAGGAAGAACGCGCTAGCGCGTCATTCATCCTTCATCCTTCATCCCTCATCCTTTCGTTGGTCACACCTTCCAGGTCGGGGCGCGGGTGAGGAACACCGGCTTGGCCGTGATGTCGGCCACGACGATCCCCTTGATCGGCTCGGTCCGAGTGAACTTGCTGATTTTGAAGTCGGCGTCGAGGCCCTGGCCTGCCGCGCCGTCCAGCGCCGCCAGGGCGACGGCCGACTTGGCGAAGAAGGCCGTCCGCAGCGTGGTGAAGTTCGCGTCGGTCGTCTTCCAGAGGATCTGGAATTCGAGGCTGGCGCTGAACAGGATCAGCTCGGTCACCTCCCAGCCCTGCGCCTCGCGGGTGGTGGCGTCTTCCTCGGCGACTTCGAGGTTGAGCGTCACGTCGCGGACGTTGCCGATCTCCGTGGTTGCCAGGGAGCCGGCCGCTCCGACGTACAGTTTGCAGTTCAGTCCGATCAGCGCCATGTCTTCGCTCCCTGTTAATGCGCACTTCCGAGCGAGTCGCAGGAACCTGGTTCCTGGCTGGGCACGGGAGTGCCAATCAAAAAGGGGGCCGGCGAACTCGATCGCACGGCCCCCACACGGGCAGCGAAGGTGTGGCTTCTCGCGGGGAGCTACCCCGCTTCAGCCTCGCGGTGGACCGTCGATCGAGATCGCCGGCCCCCTGGTCAAGTTGTTTCACGCAGTGATCAGTGGTCAGTGGTCAGACTTCCGTACTGGCCACTGACCACTGCCCACTAGCCCATCGCCCAGATCCCGGTCAGGATCGTGGGCACTCGGGGCGTCACGTCGGCCAGCGCCGGCCCCATCGTCGGACGCTGCGGGTAATCGGCCGGGATCTCGGCCGGCCCGTACAGCGCCGTGTTGATTTCGTTGGCCCGCCGCGCCTGCGGCTCCGTGCGGAGCTTGCAGTAGATCACCCACACCGGCCCCAACAGGGTGTCCTTGGCCCGCTTGGCCGTGGTCCAGGTTCGCTTGCGGCGGCGCTCCACGCGGATCTCGCCGCCGTCGCCCACGCGGCGGAGCATCCGCCGCGGGTTGCGGAAGCGGCCCTTGCCGCCGTACTCGTGGCGCTCGGCGATCGTGCGGATGTTGCGGCCAAAAATCGTCGACGGGCCAATCACCACGCCGCCGCTGGCCCGGTCGTAGGCGTAAAGAATCGACCGCCAGAAGTCGCCGCCCCGCTTGTTTTTCTTGGTCTTGCGGTGTCGATGGGGCGGCTGCCCGGCCGGGCTGGCCACGCCCAGCGGCGTCAGTTTCATCGACCCGCGGGCCTGGTAGCGGACCTCGCGGCCGATGGCATTCAGGGCCTTGGACCTCTTCTTGCCGATGGCCTCCATCACGGCCGCCTTGTCGAAAAAGGCCGAGGCCTCGAAGTCGACCAGCCGCATCTGCCGTCCCTGCGCGCGGAGCGCCCGCATCTCGCGGCGG